GGCAGAAATGCGGTGGCTGATGCCGTCCACATATTCAGACGCTTGGTCTTGAACTCGCCCTCTGGCGTTCTGCGTTTGGCGCTAATTAGGTCAGCGATGTCAAGAATCGCGGGATCCGAAAGCAGTCCAGGATTGGCTTGCGACCAGAGCTCTTGATTATCGTAGGCATCTTCATCTGCTTCCCACCACGACATACCCAGTGTTGGGTCATCGTGTTCACCAGCGATTTTGCGTCGCGCTAGTTGATAAAGCGTATAGGCAATACTGTCAGTACCTGTGGTGTCGACGCGCTGCCCTGCGGTCGTAATCGCAAGCATCATCGGCGAGCGACGCGCACCCATCGATAGCGACAGCACGTCAAATAGTTCGCGAGTTGGCCAAGCAGCCAACTCGTCGGCGATCACCAACGTGGCGCTAAGACCTTCCTTTGTAAATGCCTCACTCGATAGCGCGCGGTACAGAGTACCTGTGCGCGAGAACTCAATGGCGTCACGGAACACGCGAGTCTGGCTCGCCAGCTCTGGCGACAGATCAATGGCGCGTTTGGCGTGGCTCATTACCAACTTGGCTTGGTCGCGGTCGGCGGCGGCTGAATAGATTTCACCACCCGAGTCGCCGAACAGTCCGAAGTAAAGTGGAAGCGTCGAAGCCAACGCGGTCTTACCATTTTTGCGGGCAATGCCTACAAGGTAGAAGCGATGGCTGAATGTTCCGTTTTCCTTTTGGGCAAAGATATGCCGCAAAAGTTGCCGCTGCCAATAACGAAGTTCTAGCGGGTCACCGCTCCGACCCGCGATGCTGTCTTTCGCAACTGGAACCAGTGCCTCAGCGAAGTCAGCAATGTTGTCCCCAAGCGAACGCTCAAGATCCTCAGGCGCGACTGGTGTTAACCACTTCGGTTCCCAACCTGCCGTTCCCGATGCCGTTGGGCGAACCTTTCGATCGCCGTCTGGGTTTCGACCATGCGTACGCCTAGGCTTGCGCGGTCTGCTGCTGTCAGTCCTAATGTCGCCATCCATTTTCGGATATTGTCCTCCTGCGTTGCGCGCATTCCTACAGCTGGATTCGCATACGCATATCCATTCTTGGCATACAGAATAGGTCCATCTTGTACAATGCGCATTTCCAAATCTTGGTGAAACTCGATTGCCTTACAAAGTAGACGCAGAGCATCACGGTCGCTAATGGCAATCCAATCGCCAGCGCGATCCACGATCCGGATCCATGCTTCACGACCAATGGGTCCAAGGTCATCAGGAATGTCAGATTCCGTAACCCTAGGCAGGTGATTGGTCAATTGCACGACTGGATTTCGATCGGCACGCAAGGTGCCACGTCGAGCCTTGATTTCAGCTGGTAGCTTCTTAGGTCCAGGCATCGAGCTCCTATACCCCATCCCGCTATCCCGACGGAGTGTGCGCGGTGGGGCGGCGTGGGTTTCCAGCTCGAGCGAGCTCCAAAGATAACCACTCCCCTCCCCTGCGCGGCGGGTATGAGTTAATGTTTCGTTAGTTTACCATGACAAACTCTGCAGAGTACTCGCAGTTCGGATAGCGGAACGATTAGATCCCCACCACGCGACAGCGGCACGATATGGTCGGCAGTCAAGTCTTCAGTACTGCCGCATGCCTCGCAATATGGTCGCTCAGCTCGTACTTGCCGCGACAACTTGCGCCACTCGGGATTGGCGTATGGTTTACGCAATCCAGCGTGCCGTTCCTTTTGGAACTCTAGCCTGCATTCTCGGCAGCGATTACCATCGGTAGTTGCTATTCCGCAGTTCAGGCATGGTCGAGCGAATCGGTTCATGATCGTATTGTTTTGATATTGCGACGCACTCTCTTGCCGTACTTACGGTAGTACGCAGTCGCACCTTTGCCGTAGTTTAATGCAATACTGCGGTCAGCCCTCGATCGCAGATCCGGAGGCAAATATCGCTCGTGGTATTCGAGCAGCCTTTCAGCCCATGCCCTCGTATGTGGCTGGTCAACGGCTAAGTGAGCCAGCTCATGGAGTACTGTTATCCTATCAACGGAACCGCAGAACACAATTGATTTCTCTTCGAAGTCAGTTTCGGCATCGAAGCAGTCGGGTCGGTGGTGCGGGTGGAATGCTACCTTCAGCACTTCAATCTGCTCCCTTTTGGCGGTACGCTTGAGGAATCGCAGCATCGCGAGGCATTTTGCTTTTCGTGCTTCGCTCACGTGTTGCCAATCTATTTGCATACTTTCACCAATTGGAAGCGCGATGAGGATTGACCGCCGAACGCGCATATAGCCGTTGTTGAGACAGGTGTCCTCATCGCATTAAATAGGAGTGCTGGTCGAGCGAGAGGAATCGCCCGACCAGCGGGAGGTCGCAACACGGGAGGACTCACCGCGCGCAACCCACAGACATTTTTGGTGCGTTAGTCAGCACCAACAACACACGCAACATTACGACCGATCTGGCGTGCCGAGTCTTCTAGGTCGACGGTAAGTATGCATTCTTTTTGCGTTTTGAGCAAGTCCCGTGAATGAATGCTGTGGTTCTGGTTTGTAGTATCTGCACACACGCAAGAGTGCGAGCAGTAGCAGCTCCTTTGCCTTCTCGGCAGGCAGCCCCAGATCCCTTTGCATACCGCGTATGCCCATCTCTGCGCCTTCCTGAGAGCAGAGAAGCAGGATTTCCGCGAACAGCAATCCGCGCTCCGACTGCGCGAGTTTGGCGAGTGCGCGTCGCATCGGATGGCGGTACCGCACCGTTGCCTTGCGGTACTTGCCTGACGAAGTGAGCACGCCACCTTGCGCATCTCGTACGCCGCAGATATCGCATTTGCCTGGATCTGGCTGGTTCTCATGGCGGCAAGGCACCATGTCGTATCGGTATTCCACTGCATCTGGTGACCAGAATAGATATTCCTTAAAGGCAGCAGTCCAGTCCGGACGACCATCCGTTGCGAATACCTTCGAGCTGTGCAACTGCAGCGGAATCGGATCCTGATTCTGGATGTACCAATCCAGCAGTTTCGCAATGTTTGCGTCAATGTTACTCATAGCGTTTGCCTTCGAGTTTGACGAACTCGTACGGAGAGAATGGTCGCAGCTCGCACGTACGGTAGCGGCACGCGACATCGTGCCCGACGCACACCTTGCAGAACTTATCAACTGCTGCCTGCATTTTTATCATGTACGAAAGTTTGCCCTGTATTGCATCCTCTCCGTCAGTAAGGTTGCGAATGCGGGCAAGATCTTCAGATGTTACGAGGCACCTGTCGTAATAGCGTTCTTTCAGCCATGCTGTTGTCATTCCGATGCGGTGTGCGCTTGCGAACATCTGGTTCAGTGATACCTTGCGGAATCGAGCCAGCTGCTTGCATGCCGCAACGAACTGCGCTTGGCGGTCAACATCTGCGCGTGTTCTGTTCTTGATTCTATCAGTCATTTACGGTAATGGTTACCTCCGTGACTCCGCGCGACAGATCGATGCCAAGTGCGTGCCATACTGCTGGAGCCAAATCGATCAGTCGTTCCCTGCCGCCACCAGCCAAACATTCGCACCAGTCAACGATCCATACGATTACCTGTTTGCCTGTGCGCTGCGAGCGAATGAGCACAGGAGCTGGCTTCATGCGCCATTTAACAGGAATCAGTTTGCGCAGGGCTGGACCAGCCGCTCCGTAAAACTTGATTCCTGCGCGAGTATACCAACTGCTCTGCCCATTCCGCGTCGCATCGTACCACGTAGCGATTCCGCGCAGCTGAGCTGGCGGTCGATCACCGAACCCAGTAAGCACCAGCGCGATCGCAAGTACCGCCGCCATCAGCTGGCGTTCTCCAGCGATGCGATGGTTGGGTGCGTCGCAGGCTTGGCAAATACCAGCACCTGATTTTGGAACAGATGCTTCGGAACCCAAGCGCGATCGAACAATGCTTCAATCACTGCCGTCTTGCCTGCATTCCTGCTTTGGTAATCATCAACAGCGATTAGTGCGCCCACGCGCATTTGGTCGTACACCTGTTTAAGTTCCTGAAAGTGGTGCTCAGCACTGCCCTCATGATAGGCATCCATGGAATCTAAGTAAAGCAGGTCGATTTTATCTTTATTTGGCATTTCGGCTAACGATTGAACGGAATCGCCGTTCACATACTGCACGCGGCTAGTGAACTCGCGAGCGATATCGATTGCCGATTGGTCAATCTCACATGAAACTACATGACCACCATATTCTTTAGCCATCCAATCCCAGACGCGAGTACTTTGACCATCGCCTTGCCAGTTATTTATTTGGCGCATGCTGCCTGTTTCCACAATATAAATCGGACGGCAAAGATTTCCCATGTATTCATTGACGTATTCGAAAAACATCCATCGTGCGCTTTGCGCCAATTGCAATCCAAATGCATCCGCGAACCTTTGGTTATTCATTATTTGCCTCCTGTGCTTCTTTTCCGAACCAAGCGACGAAATCGTCCAGTTCGATAATGATTAGGGAT